GAAGAGTTAGAAAGAAAAAAGAGTATAAACGGTATTTTAGAACAATTAAATCTAGAAGCTATAGAAAATGAGTTTGAAAAAGCTAGAAAAGAATTAGAAATACAAGAAAATGCAGCTTTAGCAGAATTAGACTTGTTAAAAGCTACAGAAGAAGAAAAACAAAAGGTAAGAGATGCTTTTACTAAGAAAAGAGAGAAATTAGCAGAAGACGAATCAGAATTTAACAAAAACTTAGACAAAGAAGAGTTAGACGCTCAGTTAAGTAATGCAAGTGTAGCGTTTGGTGCAATAGCAGGTGCGGTAGGGGAACAATCTGCCTTAGGTAAGACAGCTGCAGCAGCTCAATCGGCTATAAACACTTATCAGGCAATTACTAAAGCTTTAGCTGAATTAGGACCTATCTTTGGACCTATAGCGGCAGCGGCAATAGGGATATCTGGTTTTAAAGCTGTAAATGATATTATGAATACTCCTATACCGGGTAATGACACTAGTCAAGCACCTTCAAGAAGTTTAGGAGGACAAAATTTAGGTAGAATAGGTGCTATAGATACAGGTGTTGTAGAATTTGCAGACACAGGAGCACCAGAAGTAACAACAACACAACCGGCTTTCCAAACTTATGTACTTGCAGGTAGTGTAACGTCGGCTCAAGAGGCTAACGCTAAATTATCAACAAGAAGAAATATAGGATAATTATGAAAATTTTTGAACTTACAATCGATGAATTAGATGACTGGACAGGTATGGATGGTCTTGCTTTAGTAGAAAATCCTGCTATAGAGTCTAATTTTTATGCATTTAACAACAAACAATTAGAAGACTTTATTGCTTTTGAAACTATTAAACTAGCAGTCAAAGAGTTATTCGTAGAAAAAAGACCTGGAGAATCTAAAGAAGATTACGTATCAAGATGTATACCTGTTCTTATAGACGAAGGCTATGATGCTGACCAGGCTGCGGGTATTTGTTATGCTAGCTTTAAGTTTGATGAAACAGAAGATGTTTACGAATTAGAAATAGGTGGGTATTCAACAAGACACTATGATATGTGTCCAGGTGCTACAGCTATATACAGAAAAATTGAAAGCGGTGAGATAGATACCGATATGGGATTAGCCATCCGTGCAGCTAAATTACAAGATGTACTATTTTGGTTAGAAAAGCATACGGTTAAACAAATGCAATCAGCTTCCTTTGAAGATGTAGTAGCAGCTCAAAACCTAGCGGCAGAAATATTAGAATTAGCTCGTATGATGGGTCTAGAAGAAGAGCATCAATATATTCCTGGTCACGTACAAGCAATCATAGATGTATATAGAGGTTCAGAAGAGTTAGATATAGATGTTACAGGTTTACCAGACTATACTAATGAAACTTCTGGTTCTTACCAATTTGAATCGTATACAGACTACCCTAAACAAGCTACTGAAAATGCTAAAATAGCTCTAAGATGGGCTGAAGAAAACGGATGGGGTGATTGTGCTACTGCTGTAGGTAAGGCAAGAGCTAATCAACTGGCAAAAGGAGAACCAATCTCAGAAGAAACTATAGCCCGCATGGCTGCATTTGCTCGTCATAGAGAAAATGGTCAAAAAGAATTAGGAGATGGATGTGGAAGATTAAGTTGGTTATCGTGGGGCGGAGATGCCGGAGTAGATTGGGCACAACGTAAACTTAAACAAATAAGACAAGAACAAAGTTCGGTAAGTCTAAGTAAACAAGGGAGTTTTAAATTTGCAGTAGATTCTGATCAAAGACGTCTGGTCGGGGGTGTAGCTATTCCGGATAAACTTATTATGAGAATAGGAGAAGATGGAGAGCCATACTACGTGTATTTTAGTAAAAACACAATTAGAGAGCTTGCTTATAAGTTTATGAGAAATAAATTTATGGATAATGTAAACTTAGAACATGATCCAGAACAAAAAGTAGATGCTACACTTGAAGAAACCTGGCTGATAGAAGATCCTAAGACAGATAAAGCTAATACAGTATATGATTTATCATTACCTACAGGTTCTTGGGTTGCTCAATACCGCATAAATGACGATAAAGTCTGGGATATGGTTAAGAGAGGTGAAGTAAGAGGACTATCATTAGAGGGATACTTCAGCGATAAATACATACAAGGGTAATATATACATATATAATTATATAAAGATATATAAACTATGGAATTCTTACAAAACGAATATAGTTATGCCGGATTTTTTAGTGCAGCAACAATAAGTGCAATGCATTTTCAAGATTTTCTAATAGCTATGCTTCTAGGTTTTGCCGGAGGATTAGGTGGTTGGATCTTTAAGTGCCTGAAAGAATTTATACAAAAAAAGAGAGCCTCTAAATAGAAGCTCCCTCAAAAGTAAAAATGTATAAGAAATCTCGTAGGTATATAAATAATGGCAAGAAGTAGTATATCTTAACACCTACATATATAATATAAGAATAATTTCTTATAATACAAACTTTTTCTAAAAAATTTTTATACGTTAAAAGCTTGGTTCTAAGAGCTTTTTTTTACTTCCTATATAATTTTATACCTTTTACAAAAGAATACGGCAGAACGTTTCTTTTCCTACTTAGAAACGGTGCTAGGTAATTCTACACTATCACACTGTATACAATAGAAGAAAGGCCTACCTTTTTTATCGGTAAGCCATCTCATCTTGTTACTACAATTACTACAATTCTTTTCTTTCATTTTTTTTAGTACCTTTATCTAATGAATATGCTATACTATCTAATGCATATCTAATCTCATAAAGTTCTGATGCGATATCCTGTAAAGGTGTTATTAATTCGTCAGTGTCGATTGTAATTTTAAAGTGTTGAGTATTCATAATGTTTTTTTTAAGGTTATTTTTTTAGCTTCTTATAATAATAAATATTCTAGAATTCGTAGAAACCTTTAAATATATTTTTTTTTATGTAACCTAAAGTTTTTGGTTTTTCCGTGCTATTTATTATTGTACGAGTTGTTAAATAGATATAATATTCGTATTTTAAACATATAAATAAAGTAAAAAAATAATTATGGCACAAGAAATTTTTAAACAAGTAGAAGGATTCGAAAGATATATGGTTTCGAATACCGGTAGAGTAATTACTACAAAAGGTAAAATCAAAGAGTTAAAATTACAGAAAGACGCTGTTGGATATTTCCATGTTCGTCTTTATCCAGAAGATAAAAGATTTGGAATGTATCCTAACAATAGAGGTAAAATACCAAAACTTTTTAAGATACATACGTTAGTAGCTGAAACTTTTATACCTAAACCTAAATCTGAAGAGAAGTTAGAGATCAATCACGTTGATGGTAATAAAGCAAATAACCACGTAGATAACCTTGAATTCTGTACTAGACAACAGAATATGAGGCATAGCTATGAAACGGGTTTACATAACGGTGCAGCTTATAAGGCAGCAGCAAAGAGAAGAAGTCCTTGTTATGCTGAATATCTTGATGGTAGAAAAGAATACTTTGAAAGTAGAACTCATGCAGCTATAGCTTTAGATACTACTCCTTTTACGGTTATTAAATCTATACAAAATAACAAAAGAGTAACTAGGTATGCTGCTAAAGGTATTCAGTTCTTTGATATAGATGAACTACCACAAGGAGAAACATTTAAACAAATACTTCATGTAGAAAGATTACTGATAGAGTATAACAATCGTTATTATCCTAACAGAAAAAAATATATGAAGGAATGGAATAAAAAGAGAAGAAACTTAAAAAGGAAGTTGCAGAATTAAAAATAACTTCTTATATTATATTATAGACGAGTGGAGACGTCAATAAGAATTTACAAAGCCTCTAATAAGTGTTCGATCTCCACCGACCTTGTTAGGGGTTTTACTTTATAAAATAGTTATTATGAAAAAATTATTAGCACAATCAGCTTTTTGGGTAGTAAATAAACACTTAGCTAAAGAATTACAAAGTAATGATGCAGCTATTATACTTGCTCACCTTATGGATATACATTTAATGCATCCTGAAAAAGAATTAGTATTTAGAAGAGTAGATGATTTTGTAAGAGATTGTAATGTTACTAAATTTACTCTACGTAAAGTACTGAATATGTTAGAAGAAAAGGGTTTAATCTACAGAGAAAGAGAGAAAGGAACTATGCACCCAGTTACTAAGTATAAAGTATTTGAAGATAAAGTAGTGGATCTATTAAGGTCCGAAAACGCATCTAAAGAGATGCACAACTATTTAACAGATGCGGATACAAATCTTAAGAGCTACGAAAAGTTAACCTCAATAGATGCGGATCCGGTACCACACAATAATAATATACCTAATAAGAATTTAGGTAATAAGAATTTAGATATGGTTAATAGTATTGATATAGTAGTTAGTACTAAAGAAGGTAGTAATTATATACATCCTACTAATAAACCTATAGAAGAAAATATTATAGTAGAAGAAAAAGAAAAAGTAGATGTAATGAAAGAATTTGATAAGATATTTGAATAATATGTGGATATATAAAAATACAGAGGTTACGGATATATCTCAGATTCCAGAAGGGGTTATAGGATTTGTTTACTTAATAGTAAATAAAGATACAGGAGAACATTACTTTGGTAAGAAGAGCTTGTATAGTTCACGCACCCTTAAACCCCTAAAGGGATCTAAAAGAAAACGTAAGGTTACAAAAATGAGTGATTGGTTAAAGTATCAATCCAGTAACTCTACTGTAAAAAACTGGAACTCTCCATATAAAGAAATAATTGAATATTGTTACACCAAAAAGATGCTAACCGTTAAGGAGCTACAAGCTATTCTATGTATGAATGGTTTAGAAGATGATAAGTGTTTAAACGATAATGTACTGGGTAAGATCTTTAGAGGTGATTTTGAAAAAGAAAAAATGTTAAAAAATGAGCAGTAGAATATGCACTAAGTGTAAAAAAGAAAAATCTTTAGATGAATTTTCTAAAGCAAAAAAAGGTAAATACGGTAGAAATAGTCGATGTAAAGAATGTAGCAGAGAATACATGAAAGATCGATACTTCAACAAAGGAGGTAAACAAAAATGTTTAGATTACTTTAAAAACAATCCAGATAAAGTAAAAAAAGCAGTAGCTAAATTTCAAAAAGACTTTACTCCTGGAGTTTATAGAGTAATTACTGAAGATGGTGATTATATAGGTCAATCTATGAAAATAGAAAGAAGGGTATGGGGTCATAGAGAATGGAATTGGCGATCACCTGTAAATAAACCTATACTTAAGTTAGAAATACTAGAAGTAGTAGAAGATAAAAAACTTAGATTAGAAAGAGAAAAATACTACATAAATTTATACAAACCAGTCCTAAATAATTTAAATTATGAATGGTCTCTTAACAAATAGTATGTATATAAAAAATACGAGTGTCTACACCTTCGGATAAATTATATATATTGACTATTTATTTCTATAGAAAACCTTTTTAATAACGAAATTCAAATTTAAAGTATGAACAAATCAGATTTGAAGAAGCTTGTTAAGGAGTACTTTTCATTAGTGGAAAAAGATAATACAGAAAACATAGAGGAAACAAAAGAAACCTTTGCAGTAGCAACCTTAGCTGACGGAACGAAAGTAACCAATGATAAGGCAGCTGAACTTGCTGTAGGTGATTCTTTGTTTGTTATCACTGAAGAAGGTGACAAGGTTCAAGCACCAAGCGGGGAACACGTCTCAGATTCAGGTATTACTATTACCGTTAGCGATGAAGGTATTATAACAGGTATTCACAGACCAGACGAGGCTGGAGAAGGTAGCTTAGAAGACTTTAGTGCAGAAGAAGTATCTAAAGAAGAAGAATCAATTGAGGAAGCTTCTGAAGAGAAAACAGAACTTGCAGAACATGACTCTGAAGAAGAGGAAGTAATGGAAGAGCACGAAGACGAAAAAATGGCTACCGTACTACAAGCAATCGCTGAAGAAACTGCTTCTAGATTCGCTGATATGGAAGAAAAATTATCTTCTTGCATGGATGAATTAAAAGAGCATAAAGACAAATTAGCAGAGGTTGAAGAGAAAATGAAAGAGCACTATTCAAAAGAAAGCTCAGCACCTTCTATCACTTCTTCTAAGTTCTCTAAAGGGAACGTAGGCCAAAAGCCTGAAATGTGGGAGTATACCCCAAAAAACCCAAAGCAGCTTCATTATGATGCTGTAATGAGCAGATTAAACAAATAATAATTAAATTAAACATTTTTAAAAAATGGCTGGATTAAACGTAAGCGCACTAGCGGATTTCAACAACGAAGTTGCTGGAAAAGTAGTGCCTAAAATGGTGTTTGAGGGCTATACAACTTCTATTCTTCCAATTCAAGAAGGAATCAAATTTCAGGAGCCTTTAAACATTTTTGACACAACAGTAGTAGTACAATCAGGATCATCTTGTGCTGAAACCGCTCAAGGTAACTTTACTGCTACACAAAGAAACATTACAGTACAACCAAGAATTTCATTCGACGGACTATGTTTAGATACATTAAACCCTAAGTATTTAGGAGTATCTTCTCTAGACAGGGGAAGTTATAATGAAACTTTTGAGCTTGCTTCTGTATACACTGACCAAATCGTTAACCAAATGAAAAAGTTAGACGATGCTTGGTTATGGGGAGATAGATCAGGATCTGCATACGAAGGATTAGGATTCTTAACTTCAGGTACTAACCCAGGAGTAGTTGTACCTAACGATGCAACAGGATCTTTCACATCTACTAACGCATTAACTAAGATTGATGCATTAATCGAAAACATTCCATCTGACGTTGCAGACCGTGACGATTTCACTGTTTGGATGTCTACTGCTAACTTTAGAAAGTATATCGTTGCATTAAGAAATGCAAATAACTATTACTTCGATATGAATGCTGCAGATGTAAGAACAGGTGTACTACAATCAGTATACCCATTTGCACCAGGTATTAAAGTAGTAGGTACTAGCGGTATTTCTGGAAACAGAGTAGCGTTAATGCCAGATGCATATGCTGTAGTAGGTACAGACCTTATCAGTGACGTTGACAACTATCAACTATGGTACGATATTAATAGCGACCAGTTGAAACACAGACTTAAGCATAAGTTAGGTGTACAAGTAGCATTCCCTGAGTATATTATTAGTAACAACGGGTAATTAGGATACTTATAACGGGCGGTTAACGCCGCCCTTTTTTTAACAATTTAAAAACAACATTAATTATGGCATGTGATATTACTTCAGGCTTTACGTTAGGATGTAGAGACAACAGTGGAGGTATAAAAAACATTTATATCCTATCTGGATCTATTGCAGGAATAACTGAAGCTTCAGAAGGTCTTATCTCTGACATTAGTGGTTCAGGAACTTTTTATAAGTTTGAATTAACTAAGAATACAGGAG